TTCGGAAGCCGCATCTCATCCGGGATGGAAGCAGAAATCAAACGTGCCAAGTGGAAAGGCTACCACTTGCGCTATTTCACAGAAGAATGTCAGGAGGTCTAACCATGTTTGAAATAAAAGAAAATCGCCGGACGCTTGATGACGGCACAGAAATCACCACCTATACCCGCGAGGTCGTAAGCTGCAACATTCTCGAAGTCGAAGCGGGTACCACAGGATATCAGGGCGGCGACACCGGCCACGGCGGACGCACCTATTTCCGTATTCAGGATGCGGCCAGCACGGATATGGAGATCAAGCCCATCATCAACAAATGGGGATGCGACGGCTTTGAGGTCACCCTTGGCGGCGACTGCGAGCTGGAAACCATGATCCGGGCGCTGAAGTTCATCACAAAGGTGCTCGAAGATGAATCGAAGGAGGTGTACGACTGATGTTTACCCTCTACAGCGCGGACTTTATCGGAAATCCCGGTAACTGCTCCTATCCTCATAAGTTTGTGGTCATGGATGCGGACAGCCTGAAAGCGGCTGTCTGCCATGACTATGTATGTGCGGAATACAAAAACCACTACCGCAACAACGACAACTTCCTCTCTGCAGACTGCCTTCCCGTAGACTGCGACAACGACCACTCAGAAGATCCGACAGATTGGATCAAGCCCTCCGATGTGCTGGAGGCATTTCCCGGCGTAAGCCTTGCCATCCACTACAGCCGCTTCAATAACCGGGAGAAAAACGGAAAGCCTGCAAGGCCGAAGTTCCATGTGCTCTTTCCCATTGACCGCGTGACGGACTCTGCCCTTTACGGCGATATGAAGAAGCTGGTGAACTCCATCTTCCCGTATTTTGATACGAACGCGCTGGATGCGGCACGCTTCTTCTTTGGTACGAAAGATCCGGACGTGGAGCTCTATCCCGGTCGTATGAACCTTACGGAATTTTTGAATGACGACGAGTTCGATGCAAATCTTCCCGGAGGCCATGAAAAGGATACCGTGATCCCGGAAGGCAGCCGCAACGCCACCATGTCTCGCTTTGCCGGGATCGTCATCAAGAAATACGGCGATACGGAAAAGGCCTACCAGAGCTTTTTAGAGAAAGCCGCGACCTGCCAGCCGCCTCTCGACAATAGCGAGCTTGCCACCATCTGGCACAGTGCCCAGCGCTTTTATTCCAAAATCAGCAGCGAAGCCGGGTACATTCCTCCGGAGGTCTACAACGACGAGAACAGCTATAAGCCGGACGACTTCTCCGATGTCGGTCAGGCCGAGGTGCTGGCGAAGTATTTCTCGAACGAGCTGCGCTACTCACCGGCCACGCACTTCATCCGCTACAGCGACCACTACTGGCAGGAAACAGAGCCCGGCGCTCAGGCTGTCGCTCATGAGCTTACCAGAAGACAGCTTTCCGAATCCACGCGGCTCATGCTCGAAGCGCTGCAAAAGCTGAAGAACTGCGGCGCACAGGAGATTCTCGATAATACATCAAAGTCGAAGGCCGAACAGCTTATGAACGATGAGCAGATGGAGGCCTATCAGGAGTTCCTTGCCGCCAAGGCATATCAGAGCTTTGCGGTCAAACGGCGTGACTCCAAGAACATTACTTCTACCCTCAAGGAGTCCCACCCGATGCTGGAAATCTCTCCGAGGGACTTGGACGCGGACTGCTTCCTGCTCTGTACACCGGAAGCGACCTATGATCTTAGGAAAGGTCTGGCCGGTGCCCGCGAGCACTCCGCTGACGACTTCATTACGAAGATAACCTCGGTATCTCCCGGCAGCAAAGGCCAGCAGCTCTGGCAGGACAACTTGAACCTTATCTTCCAGAAGGATCAGCAGCTGATCGACTATGTGCAGATGATCTGTGGCCTTGCCGTCATCGGGAAGGTCTATGTGGAAGCCCTCATTATTGCCTATGGCGATGGCCGAAACGGCAAGTCCACCTTCTGGAATGCCATCTCCCGCGTGCTGGGTCTCTACAGCGGAAACATCTCCGCAGATACCCTGACTGTAGGCTGCCGCAGGAACATCAAGCCCGAAATGGCCGAGGTCAAGGGAAAGCGCCTGCTGATCGCTGCGGAAATGCAGGAAGGCGCACGCCTCAATGATTCCACGGTCAAGCAGCTCTGCTCCACGGACGATGTGTTCGCGGAAAAGAAGTATAAAGACCCGTTTTCCTTCAAGCCCTGCCACACGCTGGTTTTGTATACGAATCACCTGCCAAGGGTATCCGCTTCGGATGATGGTATCTGGCGCAGGCTTATCGTGATCCCCTTCAATGCCAAGATCGAAGGCAAAGCCGACATCAAGAATTACAGCGAGTACCTGTATGAGAATGCCGGTGAAAGCATTCTGGCATGGGTGATCGAGGGTGCCAAGAAGGTCATCGAGCTGGAATACCAGATCCCGGTGCCGGACTGCGTGAAGAAGGCCATCGAAGAATACCGCGCACAGAACGACTGGTTCGGACACTTTCTGGAGGAGAAATGCGAGGTGGATGACTCGTTCAAGGAAAGCTCCTCGGCTCTCTATCAGGCGTACCGCAACTATTCGCTGGACTGCAACGAGTATGTGCGCAGCACGGCGGACTTCTACTTTGCGCTGGAGAAGGCCGGATTTGACCGGCTGACCGTGAATCGGAAGCGCTATTTCAAGGGCTTAAAGATTCGTGAAGATACCGGTGCAGAGGAGGATTTTCTGCAGTAATCGGCTCCTATGTGCAAGGTGTATCAAGGTCTTATATAAAAACTCTCTAAGGGCTTAAAAAAAGTCTATAAGAAAAAGTTCAGGAAATACCATTGATACACCTTGCACCTCGCCGGAAATTAACGCCTGACGGAGGTTTGCAATGAACGAAAAACAGATAGAAAACAAGTTAACAATGGCGGTCAAAAAGGCCGGTGGGATTGCACCAAAGCTCGTGTGTCCCGGTTTCGCAGGAATGCCCGACCGCCTGATCTTATTACCTGACGGCCATGTCGGCTTTGCGGAGCTTAAGGCTCCGGGAAAGAAACCACGCCCACTCCAGCTGGCAAGGCATCGACTCCTTCGGGAGCTGGGATTCAAGGTCTACGTCATTGACGATATCGCACAGATTGGAGGGATGCTTGATGAACTTCACGCCACATGATTATCAGGACTACGCCATCCGCTACATCGAAAAGCATCCCGTAGCCGCCGTCCTTCTCGATATGGGACTTGGCAAAACGGTCATCAGCCTGACTGCCGTATATAGCCTCTTATTTGACAGCTTTGAGGTACGGCGCGTTCTGGTGGTCGCTCCCTTACGAGTCGCCCGTGATACTTGGCCTTCGGAAATCCAGAAATGGAGTCACCTTGCAGGTCTGACCTTTTCGGTCGCGGTCGGGACTGCCAAGGAGCGGAAAGCTGCGCTTATGCAGCAAGCAGATATCACGATCATCAACCGAGAAAACCTGCAGTGGCTCATTGACGAGTCCGGCTTTCCCTTTGACTACGATATGGTGATTATCGACGAGCTTTCGTCCTTCAAAAACCATAAGTCAAAGCGCTTCAAGTCTCTGATGAAGGTTAGACCTCGGCTCCATCGCATTATCGGCCTCACCGGTACACCTTCTTCCAACGGTCTCATGGATCTGTGGGCAGAGTTCAAAGTGCTGGATATGGGTGAGCGCCTCGGACGCTTCATCACGCAGTACCGGACAAATTATTTCATGCCGGACAAGCGTAACGGCGAGATTATCTACTCCTACAAGCCTCTGCCCTATGCGGAGGACGCCATTTACCGGAAAATCTCGGACATCACGATTTCCATGAAATCGACCGACCACCTGAAGATGCCAGAGCTGGTATCCACGGCCTACGAGGTGCAGCTTTCGGAATCGGAGCGTGATCGCTACGAGGATTTGAAGCAGGAGTTCATCCTGCAACTCCCGGACGGTGAAGTCACTGCTGCAAATGCAGCATCGCTTACCGGAAAGCTCTCCCAGCTGGCCAATGGCGCGATTTATGCAGATACCGGAGAAATCATCGAGTTTCACGACAGAAAGCTGGACGCTTTGGAGGATATCATCGAAGCCGCCAATGAAAAACCGCTCCTTGTGGCCTACTGGTTCCGGCACGACTTATCCCGCATCAAGAACCGCTTCAATGTCCGGGAGATCAAGACAAGCCGCGATATCGCTGACTGGAATGCGGGAAAGATTCCTGTAGCAGTCATACATCCGGCCTCTGCCGGTCATGGCCTAAACCTTCAGGCCGGAGGCTCCACCCTTGTATGGTTCGGGCTCACATGGTCGCTGGAACTCTACCAGCAGACCAACGCCCGCCTCTGGAGACAAGGTCAAGAATCCGGCACTGTGGTGATCCAGCACATTATTACCAAGGGCACCATCGACGAAAGGATCGTAAAGGCGCTATCCAAGAAAGAAATGACGCAGACCGCACTGATTGACGCGGTCAAGGCTGACCTTGAGGTGGTGTGATGGCTGATCCGTATGAAAATCTCGCCAATGCAATCGTGCTGCAAGCCGTGAAGGATTACCGCGATGCCATAAAGCGCCTGAAAAAGAAGTCCAGCAATCAGGTGGCTATGGCAGACGCGATGGAGTGCGAGCGGTTCTTCCGCTCCGGCTGGTACAAGACCCTGACGAGCGTGGACGGCGAGTACCTAATCACAAAACTACGAGAGGAGGCTAAGCCTAAATGACAGTAAAAGAATATCTCCATCAGGCCTACCGCCTTGATCAGAGAATCAAGTCCGATACGATGGAAGCACAAAACCTGCGTGAGATGGCAGGCAGCGTGTCGGCTATCCAATATGATAAAGACCGCGTGCAGACTTCAAGGAATAACGAGGCTCCCTTTGCCCGGACGCTTGAAAAGCTCTGGGACTTGGAACAGAGAATCGCACGGGAGCTTGAGATGCTTTCCGACCTGAAAAAGCAGATCCGGGAAGTGATCGAGGCGGTTCCGGACACCGACGAGCGCATGGTTTTGAAGTACCGCTACATCCATAACTATACGTGGGAGCAGATCGGCACCGAGCTTTGTGCAGATGCCCGCACCATCCGGCGCTGGCATGGAAACGCACTGCTGCATGCTTCTCTCCCAAAAGAACCTATCGAAATATGAAATGCGCCCGAAATGTCCACATTTGTCCTAAGATGCCCACCCTGTACTTATGATAGTATATAATCAGCGAAACAGAATAAAGAAACGGCTGCACGCGCAGCCACCAAGCCTTGCGGGAAGTACCTGCAGGGCTTTTTCTTTGCCCGAAAGGAGGCGCGGCTTATGCCAAGGAAACCAAAACGACCGTGCCGCTTTCCCGGCTGCCCGAACTTAACCGACGGTGTTTACTGCGAGGAGCACGCCAAGGTGATGGAACAACACTACGAGAAGTTCCAGCGCGGCTACTCTCCCGGCAAACGCTACGGCAGAGCTTGGAAACGAATCCGTGACAGGTACGTTCACAAGCATCCGCTCTGTGAGCAGTGCTTAAAGGCCGGACGCTACGTCGCGGTCGAGGAAGTCCACCACATCATTCCTCTTGCTGACGGAGGAACGAACGAGGAGTCCAATCTTATGAGCCTTTGTCGTTCGTGCCACGAGAAGATTCACCACGAGCGCGGCGACCGGTAGGGCGGGTGAAATCTCTACGACCTGTTTTCCCGGAAAACGGCGCGGGGTCTTTTACGCAAAAATTGCAATTCAAACAGGGTATTAAACCCTGCACCACAGAAATGGAAGTGATAGACATGGCGAAAGACGGAACCTATCGCGGCGGGCGGCGTGTCAAAGCTG